TTTAGGGCTTGCTTTTTTCGCCGCTTCACGCTTTACTGAGTAGGCGATCGCCACCGCTTGTTTGACAGGCTTGCCTGCGTCAACTTCAGCCTTGATGTTCTTGCGGAAGGCTTCTTTGCTGGTTGATTTTACAAGTGGCATTATTTTCCTTTCATCGGCTTCTTAGCAGTCTTCGCCGAGTCACGAAAGTCCTTCGCTGTAGGTGCGCCTTTAGCGCCAGGCTTACGCATCTTCTCACCGCTGCCCGCAGCGATGCGTTCACGTTTAGCATGGATGTTTGCGTATAGTCCAGGTTTAGTAGCCATGATTAGCACTTCCATCGTTTAAGTGATGCTTTAGCTCGCTCGGCGTCGCCTTTAGCGTTCTTAACAACGCCAGACATCCTAGCGCAAAACGACGCCTTGCGCCCCTTGTCTGCCTCGGTCTTAGGGTTCGGTGCAGGTGCCTTAAGATTACTACCTGTCTCGCGGTTATACTTCTCACGGCCCTTAGCCGTCAGCCCTGCGCCCTTAGACACTGGTAGCTTCTCACCACGTCCAACTGATAGTGATACACCTTTCTTTGCCATCATTTCTTCTTTCGACGTTGGTATGCGCGTTGAGCTATTCTTCCGCACTCACGACAATCTCTACGAGGACCGCCGTTTCGCCCTCCTGTTGGCCGAATAATAGTGTTCTCTGGCGTAAATTCATGCCCTTGTTTGCAATGAGTCAATTTACTGCGCCACCCATAGTTTCCGCGAGAAATGTTCTCTTGTAAAGTGACTGGCTCAAGATGCTCTGGATTGCAACAATGCCGAACACGACATAGATGATCTAACGTCATATTCGGCGGTATTGCACCTTTATAATACTCATATACTTCGCGGTGTACATAGCGAGTACCAGCAACTGCGTACCCATCATGCGTAAATCTTTTTGTCCAAAGCCAACAACCATTAGGTTGTTTGTCTAAATAATCATTAAAATCAATTCGTTTACTCATTTAGCTTCCCATCCAACTTGTTGATGCGTGGTGGGAAGCATAATGTTTTGATGTTTTAATGTCAAATTGTCGTTGTTCTCGGTGCGCGACAGGAAATGCAAACGTCACTGCCAGTGCGTCAGCAGCGTCGGGTGATGCTAATCCTCGGGCTTTCATTTCCTTTTTGCCTTCCAAGAAAATTGTACCCGACGAATTGGGTTTTATGGTAGGCCCAACCAAATCAGACTTTAACGCCCTATCGTTCGGAATGGAAGCAGTTTTAAGCCACTCCTTCATCGCGCCCCACAGCTCGGCTCGCTTGTTGCCGTACATCACAGGGTTCTTCGCCTTCCAACCAAAGTTCACCCCTCTCACCACCTTGTAGCGCTGCTCATGTAGCCTATCTAATATACCGTACCCTAGCCCACCTTCGTCCAGCACCACGAGCGTTGGCTTGTACTGCTCAATCGCATCAATCACCCGACCCACAATCGTCATCGTATCCTCGCCATGATACCGATGGATCGCCACCAGGTCACGCCCCTGCCGCACCGCAATGACGGTCGAGTCCGCCCCACCTCGCGCCGGATCTACACCTATCACAATCGGCGCGGTCTCATCCTTGTACCGAGGTCTCGCCGCCGCGTCAGCCACATGGCTTGGCGAGATGAACTGATCGTCACCGCTTGACGGAAACTCACCGTACACCTCGACCTTCGCTTGGCTTGAGTCCTCACCGTACTCCTCAATGATCTGCCTATAGACCTGCTTGTCGGTGTCCTCTACCGTCCTTGCGTCCACTTGCCTTGTGTGCCAGAAGTCACGCTTGGCGTGGAAGCACTCAAAGAAGTACCCCGTGTTGCGTCGCGGGTTACTGAACGCGAACCAATACCTATCTAATATGTTCTCCGTAAAGAACCCCGCCCCCACCGACCAGATGCCGTCAGGAATACCCGACGCCTCATCAAAGATCAGCATCATGCCATCATGGTTGTGCACCCCTGCGTAGCTGTCAGGGTTCTCTTCTGACCACAACTTACCCTCTGCGGCCCAGTAGCGCGTCCCCTTCCGTAGGTCACGCTCCACGATGTCGCATAGCCACTTAGCCGGTTGCAGCTTGGTTGCGCTGATCTCCCACCAGTGCGCGTTGATGATCATCGTAGACCATTTAGTTAGCTCACCCCATGTCACCGACCGTAGCTGCGCCTCACTGTTAGCGCTCACAATCACGCTCGACCCTATCCGTGTGGACAGCATCCACATGATCAGCCAACTCACTAACGCCGATTTACCGATCCCTCGACCTGAACTGACTGCCTCTCGCAGCGTGTCCATGTCCACCTTACCTTTGTTATCTTGTATGTGCGCCTTGATGTCGCGCAACACCTGGCGCTGCCACATGCGCGGTCCGTTGTACTTCGCTAACGGCGTGTTCTCCTGCCTCCACGGGAAGGCGAACAATACAAACGCTTCCGGGTCGTCTTTAATCGCGGGGGACCACAACCGCGTCATCAGCAGTTGCTCGTCTTCCGGACTGTATATTGGTTTCTGCATGTGTTAGCTTTTCACTTTGTGGCGTCACGTCGATCACTTTACCCTCATCAACGCGTGTCTCCGCCGCTCTGAGCGCGTCGATCACGCTGATGCGCTGGTCCACCTCAATACTCACCGCCTGCTTGGCGACCCAACCATGCGTGTGCTTCAGTATCTCTAGCGCCGCCTTAGCGTCGCCTTGCCGCGCTGCGTTCAACATGTGCTGGCTGTGCTCGCGCTCACTATCTGCGCGTCCCTTGAGTTCGGCAATTTCGGCAAGTTTGTCATGCTGTTTAAGTAGCCGGTACTCTACAGGTAACAACCCTGCTGCTAACGCCAACGAATCTTCTTTCAAACCAAGATACGCAGCGTTGTAGATGCGCTCCAGTACAGCTTCTGTCGCTTCAATCGTTCGGACTGTGAGGGGTAGGCTCTTAAACATAGCGTGACAATTTTACCAAGATGACCTAAGCGTAAGGGATTCTAATACTTTTGGCTAGTGGACTACTAAAAATAAAAAAATTTCTTGTGCCAGTGGGTGCAAGCGCTAACAAAAATAAAAAAATTTCTTGTGGACCCTCCGGCCCTGACCTGCCAGGCCGTCGGCCCTACCCGGGGGGCCTCAAGCCAAGCCGCCCCGACCGACCGCCGACCGACCGACCGACCGACCGCCGACCGACCGACCGACCGACCGACCGACCGACCGACCGACCGACCGACCGACCGACCGACCGACCGACCGACCGACCGACCGACCGACCGACCGACCGACCGATTGGCAATTTAGGTCATGCTCTAGACTTTGTAACCATTGGCAATCTTGGCAATGATCTGCTATTTGTAACCATTGGCAATCTTGGCAATGACAAGACAATTGCCAAGATTGCCAATGGTTTTGAGCGGGGGAATAAGCGCGGGGGGCGATGGGGGCGAAAAGCCCCATTTATTGGCAATATTGGCAAAATTGTCACGCCAAAAAAGTTAGCCTAGCCCCACACTGATAGACCCTTGCAATACAAAATAAATGACAATATTGCCAATAGCCCCGTAATTGTCTTGCAGATCAACGACTTAGCATTGGCAATCATTGGCAATCTGACCCCGCTTTCCTTGGCAATTCACGCGTTTTAAACCGCCAATCTTGACTTCTGCAAAACAATGCTTTACAATAAAGGCTCATTCACTACAGTAAAGGGCAATAAAATGGCAACTTACAACGGTTGGACGAATTACGCGACTTGGCGCGTCAACCTGGAACTATTCGACGGCTCGGAAGGCCCTTGGGATCATCACAGCGCTAAAGAGTTCGTTGAGGAAATAATTTACTCAACCACGCCTGAAGGCGTTGCCCGTGATTACGCTTTAGCTTTCATTGCCGACGTTAATTGGTATGAGATAGCTGACCACTATCAAGACGAAAATGCGGAAGCATGATCGCGTCACAACGCCCAAGGGCGTTGGCGTGGTCGAAGGCGTGCACGGCGATAGCATCACGGTGCGCCTGATCGACCAACGCTTTCCGCTACCCGAGTGGCTCGTGTATCCGCGCAAGCAATTGCGCTTAGTACGCGATAAGAAAACCGTTGAAAACTATGGCGAAGCACTCTACTAAAAGGACTAACCATGTATTGGACCGACTCTTACGGTTTTATTGAACTCAACATAACCAAAGCGCAAGCGCATACGGGCCATCACCAAGGGCCATGTGATAGTGACATTCAAGTGCTTAGGGAAGTCCCAACGATTAAAAAGCAACTTAATCGCTTAGACCCTGTAAAGGTCCGCGAAGTGCTGCGCGACTATGGCGCTTGGGACGACAATGAATTGTCGGACCATGACGACAATCTGGACCGTCTATTGTGGATTGCTTGCGGCGATATTGTGGAGGGTAACGCTTGAACCCGACCAGAGCCGCGCATAAGGTCATCGACATGTATGGCGAACATGCGCTTGTGTTTTGCTCTTACATGGCCGATAAGTTCGCCCGTGATGGGCTTGGTTACCGCTACTGGTTAGCAGTGGCTCATATTATTGAAGGGATGAGAGATGGATTTGGTACTTGATTGGATAGTTGCGCTTGTGTTCGGCGTTGCGCTCGCGTGCGCCGTGTTCTTCAACCTATAGGGTGTATCAAATGACAAATGGAACCAATGCGCCAATTAAACCCACGTTTGAAGGCGACATCATTAAATTCAAATCCCCACATGCGAACGTATGGCTCTATGACCTTTGCGTCCGCAATCCTAAGTATGGCTGGCTCGAATGGCACGCGTTGAATGACCCAACGCCAGAACAAATGCAACAAGCCACAATGGAAATTTTATAGGGGGCGCATATGACTGACGACAACAAACCACCCGAGTGGCTCGCGCTGTTAGCGCACCAAATCACGCCTGATAAATGGTGCGTGCCAGTGGAGACTGTCTGGCGTAGGTACGGATGGAAGCCACCAAGCACCGAGTGCCCTGAGACCATGCAGAAGCACAAAGCGTTTAGGACATGGACGCTTCCGCCATGCTGACCGCGCTGATTGCGATATTGCTTGCATGGTGCATAAGCGAACTGCTAGACTTGTGACGTTGGAACTTCTCCTCAAGTTGGGCTCCCCGCCCTGCTTTCACGCCCGACCAAGTGTCGGGCTTTTTTTCACTTCACAAGCGCCATCTTCGACGCAGGCGCAGTATCTTCGACCAACCTACGCAACTCGGACTTGCTCAACTTATGAGCAAGCTCAGGCGCAGCGAAGACATGCTTTTTGGTTGAATACTCTGCCGACGCTAACCGGCCCACGTCGACCCATCCGGCCTCCTTGAGCGCATGTAACAGCGCAGCTTGGGGTACTTTGATACCGGCAGGCATTGAACCCAAGAGCCTATCAATCAACGCATGGAAGGGCGATCCGACTGCGCCTTTACTAAACTCGCCCTGGCGGCGGCGCATCATGTCGACAAGCCAGGATTCAGCCGTGCTCATAGAGTGCTCAACAAGGTTCGACTTAAATTCAGTCCAAGCAGGCGTAGCGGCAGCGTTAAACGCCGATACGTCACGCTGATAGAGCCATGCCGCTATGGCGACAAATCCATGAGACTTGTACCAGTCCCAAAGTTGCCTTGCATCATCATCGCGCATACGTGGCGCACGCGACCATATGCAAAACCAGCGCCTATCTTGCGAATCAAGCGATATGGGCAGCGGATCGTTGGTAAACGACAGCACGAACAATCGGTTAAGCATGTCATAAGGGTGCAGGCCTTTGCGATTGATCGGAAGCATCTCTGGAGGCGCAGCGATGATCGGTTTTAACTTGTTTGCCAAGGCACGACGCGCAGCCGCCTCGGGTTCCTTCAACTCGTTAATAATCAACACTTCCGACTCGAGTTGATAACCCCACTGCGACGACAGCGAATCGTTATCAAGCAAGCCGCGATTCTTCAGCCCTGGCCCGCACACGGCCCAAAGAAAAGGTGCCCACATAGTATCCTTACCGCAACCTTGGTCGCCGCCATGCAGCACGGCGTGATTGATCTTAGTCTCAGGGTGCTGCAACTTATACGCCATGACGTTAAATAAGTGCTCGCGCTCGCTCGCCTCAGGCACCAAGCGCTCGCAATGCTCAAGCCAAGGGCTAACGTCCCCAACATATGCTTTATCGACGTCAGGACGCGCATCGCGCCAGCGATTGCCATACACATCGCCATCACGCGCAACAAGCAGACTTTCGCCTGCTGCATACGTGACACCCACCAGGGTACGAGCGCCCATCGCCTGACGCTGCTCATCAAATGCGGTAGCTGCCTCGACCTTGCGCTTGCTATTAATGGAGATGCAATTAACATGGCGATAGAGCGCATTGAACACGTAACGCGGCACTTCGCGCCGATCTTGCATGTCAAAAAACGAATCGTCAGACTGAAGATATGCAAAGCGTTCAAACCATCCCTTCATCTCTACGCGACCAAGTTCTTTGCGCTCAACTTCCTCAATCACTTTTTTAGCGTCATCACTAAAGAACGTCGAAGGCTCGATCTTGTTAAGGGTTGATTGCATGGTGGCCGCGATCAGGTCATCACGCAAGCCAAGCGCGTGCTCAGGCCCGCCCTGTTCAGCGACCCACGATAAAAACGTCTTAGTGTCGAAGTCCACGCAGTGCGAATGCAAGCAACAGTACGCCCGCAGCGCAGGCTTATAACGCCCCTCGGGGTTGCCGTCCGTGTGCGCGGCATGGTTCGGGCAGATCACGCCAGCCCATCCTTCTTGGTTCGGACGCGACAAGACAAGACCCTGCGCGGCCAGCCACGCGAAGACGTCATCATCGCCCGTGTCAGCGATCTTGATCGGGCTTGGGCCTGCGCTGTCAGCCTCGCTCGGCGTAACGCCTAGCGCCTCGCAGATCTGTGGCAGCGTAAACAGTCGATCAGGGTGGAACTCGACAAGCTGCGCGGCAAAGTTATTGCGACCTGGCTTAAGGTTGATCGAGCCAGGCAAGCGAAAGTTACGCACGGCGTTGGTTGCGCCTGGGTCGGTGTAGCCTGCGTTGGCGATCGCTTTGATAGCTGCGCTGAACTCGCACTTGGTGGGTTGGTCATCGCTAAAGGCATAGCCATACTGGTACGACCCTGGCGATGTTTCCATAATCCACGTCGGCGCAAGCGATGGCACCTTCGACTTAGTGCCCACGTCATCAAGCACAAGCACCAGACAATACTCGCAGTTAGCCGCCGATGCCGACACATGATCGCCAAAGCGATCAACAATAAAACTAGCCGTGTTGCCATACCACGCCTGATCGGGCTTGATCTTCTTAATGTCCGGCAGATGGGCAGGCCATGTGCACTTTATCGCACCATCAGCATGGAACTGTAGTTGACCGTCCTTCATCGTAGGCTTTTGCCGCACGATGAGCGGCGTTTCGCCCTCAGGCGCAAGAGAAATTAGGAACTCCAAAAAATTTTTTGTCATATCAACCCTTTCCATATCTATCCATAACGTTGATCTCGGCCTCTAAGGGCAGACCGCTTGCCCATGCAGGCGACGTACACATGACGCTATGGAGCATTGTTACCGCAGCGTCAGCGTCCGACGCTGGAACCTCTAAAACAATCTCATCATGCACATGCAACACCACGCCATCAAGCTGACGCAGTGACGAGCGCAAGATGTCGTTAGCCGCTGCCTGGCAGATGTTCTCTGCTGCCAAGCCCTTCCACAGCCGCGCTCTAGGCCACTCCTTAGCGTCCGCAGCAGGCTTCCATGACGCCTTAGCGTAGGACACGCCATCTTCCTCTAACCTAGCGTAGGGGTAGCATAGGATGCGACCCGACGGCAGCGCGTACCATAGGTGCTGACCGTCAAAATAGTACGTCACACGGCCAGCCTTAAACTCAGACTTTGGATGCTTCATCGCACGCAAGTAGGCCGACTCAAGCGCCTGCCAGTAGTGCACCGCCCACGGGTTAGCGCGACGCCACGCATCGACCATGCGCCTGCTGTCAGCCTCAGGTAAGTTAACGCCATAGATGCGCCCCATCGAGGCAAACGCACCCACGCCACCACCGTAACCACAGGCGAGTTCTTGCACCTTTCCGATCTGGCGCTGCTCCTTATCGATCTGCTCGATCGGCACGTTAAACGTACGGCTCGCATTATGTTTGTAAATGTCAGCGCCCGTGCGAAACAAATCTAACTTAGCCTCAGACGTCACATGCGCTGACAGCCACGGGTTCATACGCGCTTCAATAGCCGCCCAATCTGATACGATAAGCACATGCTCAGGCGCAGGCATCAGCGCAGGCCGTAGCATTCCTTTAAGTACGTCAGTGACGCGTCGCCCGTAGGTCGGCACGATCTTATGGCCGCGCACCATCGCGTGCCGCACAGCCTCGGGGTCATCCGCACACTTGCGCGTGAAGTTGTGAACTTGTGCGCCGTAGGACGACGCACGACCCGTGGCCGAGCCGCCAGCGAATACGAACGCACCTCTGACGCGATGGTCCTCATCATCTGCAAGCGCAGCCAGGCGAGCGAACTTAGCCACGCTGCTAGCCCACAGATCATCCGCGCACTGGATCACGTCAGCAACGTCCGGTGGCACCTGTTCAGGATCGTCCATCGCAAGCAAG